CCACCTTTCACTGCCCTTCTAAAGAAAGATACACCTTTAAACAATGGTATAGGAATATAGTTTACTGGATCAGCAAGACCAGCTACTAATGCTGGCATAAATATTCTGTCTGAATTTGCTAATCTGTTTCTTGCTGACAAATTGCGATCAATAATAGATTTTTTAAATTCAAAGTGTTCTTTGTTCCTAGTGTCTAAGAAAAAGGATTCATAGCCTTCATATCCCTTTAACATCTCTGGATCTAAAGACATATACTCTGGATCTACTGGTAAATCTTTATAACCATTGTAAGAACGATTAGTGTTTAAGGCTTGACCTAAAGCTGTTAAAAGAAATTCATCTGCAACATCACTAAAAAAAGATGTGTTGTATTGTATAGGTTGAGATATATTTTGGGGGACTAACTCTAATCCTTTTAGATACTCTTGCCTATTTGCAAAATTATTGTTTTGTAAAAAATCATTTACAGCCATTACTTATCTCTACGTTCTTTTCTTGTAGTAGGTTCTAAAGGTTCATCAGTTTTCCCAGTATAGAAACGTATTGCTTCTTCTGCTTGTTCTTTGTTTTTAAACACAGTGTATTCTTCTATGTATTCATCTGGAATATTAGGAGCAAGAAACTTGAACCATGAAGGAAATTTATCTTTTAAATACCTGTCAGCAAAAGACATTCCTTCTCTCTCAAATAATTCAGGATATGCTTTTTTGTAATCTTCAGGACTTAATATTAAATCTTTAGGTATTACAATACCTTGCCCCCTTCTTCTTTCTTGTTCTGCTTCTATTGATTCTCTGTAAGCAATAATATCTTCAAGATTTGTATTTGATATTTGCTCAAACAAAGTACGACCATCGGTATCTTTTATCATTGGATTAAAAATTAATAAACTACCATCTTCATTTTGTAGTTCATTAAGGACACCGTCATCATTAATATAAATCAATCTATATAAAGGATTCTTGGCATTGTAATCTGTCATTGGTTGCAGTAAAATGTTTTCTCCAAATGTAAGTTCTTTAACATCTGACAAAACATCTAAATTATATTCGTAAGATGATCTTGCTAATTCATTGATATAAGGGGAAACCCATCCTGCATCAGTAACAATTTTGTTACCCTTTCTGTATTCCATACTAAATTTATTACTAAATGTGTTACGTGAAAGATACTTTCCATTAGGTAACAATTCCCCATAAGTATATTCATCTACACCAAATACACCATTATCACTTAAGTTGTGCCTTACTAAGCTATCAATCCTACTATCTAAAGCTTTTTTGTTAACATTAGTATCACCTTCTATCTCTAATTTAATATTAGCCAAAACTATAGAAGAAAGACTATCAGCAGTAAAACCTTTAGTAAACAGCCCCTCACCTGTAACATCTGTTATTTTATCATTAATCATATTAATTAGACTAGATTCTTTTAACCCTGCACGATCAAGTTTGTCAGATATTGATCCACCCAAAAGCCCAGACTTAGAAGCATCTTGAAAGTCTTTTAAGATTTCTTCATACCCAGCATCACTACTTTGAGCAATAACCATAAATTTTTCAAAGTTAGATTTAACCTCATTGGGTAACTCTAATGCATCCAAAGGAGAATAATATCCTAATTTATTCATCCCATTGGTATCTGTATACATTCGTTTCTTATCACCAAATACCCCTAAATATGGTTCAATAGATTTAAAGCTTGCAGGATTCCATGTGCTAAAAGCATTTTCAAAATTATCTCTTATGATAGGATTTACAATACCCATATCAATGCCAAACTTAACAAATTCTGGTGAAGCAATATCAACTTTATTGGGATCAATTCCAATATCTCTACTATATTCTTTTACCAAAAACTCAAAAGACTGAGCATCCCCATATATTTCTTTGCTTAGTTGTTTAGAAGTGTTGCCAGTTGTATTATAACGAGTGCCGCTTTTATTGTTGCTCGTAATATAATTAACGTGTCCATAATGCTTTTTAGTGGCAGTAAGGTCAGTATCAAGATTACTTTCTCTTGTTCTGACGTCTACGGATATTTGTTCTAGTGTAGCATCTGATAAACCAGTATTAATAATTTCTTCTTTACTAACCCTTCTAATTTCTCCATTTGCATCAATAAGCTCAACAGTAATGTTACCAGAAGCTGGGCTTAAAATAGATTGTATTTTATCTAAGTTCCCAGCAATACGTGCCTTTTCTACATAAGACATTTTAGATGGATCACTGTATGTACCATATTTTAAAACACCACCTAATGTACCATATCCAATAAGAGTTTGTATTTGTTGATTGACATCAATACTATCAGTCCACGCATCTCCTAATGATTTACCAATATTCAAAGACTCCAAGTACTCATAAAAAACTTTATCATTTGGTACTCCAGATAATGTAAATTGTTTTGTTGTGTTGAAAAGATTATTAGAAATTGTTTCTCTGTAAGCTTCATCTGCTTTTCTTTTCCTATCTAGATACTTTTCATTGACAGTAGAGCCATAAGAGGTTCTAAGTCTTTCACCATTGCTTCGAGCAACTTTTTCAAGAACAGTATCGCTAAGGTTTTCGTATATTGCTTCATACTTTTCTCTAGTTACAGCATCAAACTCTGCTAAAGGAAAGTTGTTATTGATTGCATTGTTGCTTTCTTGCACTGCAATGTTTTCTAAGTCTTGCAGTATTTCGTTCTCGTATCTTTTGTATAAAGATTTTTCAAATGCTTCTATTGATGTTCTTGTTCTTAAACTTTTAGGTATTTGTATTGGTGAGTATACTTTAACCTTTTCTTCTAATCCTGTATTAGGATTAATAATTGTTTTTTCTTCTGTTTGTATATCGTATAGTTCGCCTTCTTTAGCACCTTCTCTTGCTGATATATTCTGTATAGCATTAAGTGTTTCACCAGCAAATCTATCAAGTGTTTTGTCAAATTGCGTTGCTCTATTTAAAGAAGCTTGTGCTAGATCAGCAAATCCTTGACCACGATTAACACCAATCTGTGATTTGTAATCTACCTGTCTACCTTCTCTTTTCAATGCCATAGTAACCTACTCAGTTGTATCTGTTGGTAATAGTGATGATGCTGGTGTTGTAAACTCTCTACCTAAATCGTATAGGTTAGATGCTGAACTTGTTAATGTTCCTAGAACACCAGTTCTATAATTTACTTTTGCCGCTTGTGCTGATAGTTGTGCCTGTTGTTTGTTATACAACGCAGACAATCTGCCTTCTAATGTCATATCTCTTAATGCTTGTATATCTTCTTTCTTAACTTGCTCATTCTTTTTTAAGAAAGCTCTGTACGATGGTGAATCTAAATCAATGCCAGAAGCCGCCATTAATGCTCTATTCTCAGCTAATTGATAATTATAATTGTTTCTTCTTTCTAGTTCTTTTTGTCGCATCTCTAATGCATAAGCTTCTGCTTCTTGTTGGTATTGTCTTTCCTGAAGCTTTGCTTGCATTTGCTGATAAGCTAATGCTTGCTTCTGTGCCTGTACCTGCATCATAGTACCAACACCTTGTGCAACTAAACTTACAACACCTAAAAAAGACGGACTAATTAAATTTGTTAATAAACTACCAATACCAAACATTAGTAATACACCTCTGTAGTAATGCCCAATACCCTCATAGGTAATGGTGCTGATTGTCTAATCTCAAGATTAGGCTCTAAGCTATAGCCTAATACATAAACTTCTTTCTTACCAGTAAAACTCTCAAGCCCACTGGTTGCTCCAACATTAGTTGTAGTAATAACTACATCATTTGAATTAACTTGTAAATTATAAGTAGCTGATACCTCAACAATAGTCTTAGCTATTTTCCTTGGTAATCCAGTAATCTGCCCTTGTGTTGCAACAACATCTGTAGAGAATGTATCTACCTCTACAGTAAAGTCTAATCCTATATCACAAGCACTTGTTGGTGTAGCAATGGTAACATTACCACTTGCATCTACAATACCACTGCCATAGTAATATACAGGACTTCCCTCTGCACTACCAGCAGTAGCATATACTGTTTCTCCTATATAATCTGTTAAGCCACTAAACACTCTGCTTGTGGTAAACTCTAAAGCTGTATTATCAGACTGTGTTGTTACTGCATCTATAACAATAGTATATTCATTTGAATTGCCAGTAGCTGTTACACTATTGATTGTAAACTCTGTACCTGCCCCACCAAACTTAAATTTCTCTCCTATGGTAGGTGCGTTAGTAAACCCATCAGCAATAAATGTAGTAGTGGATGTAATAGCCCCATTTACTAAAGGTGTGCCATGTGGCTGATAACTGGAAGATACTACCTTGGTAGTAGTAAAGTCAGTAGGAAGATCAAAAGCATGATCACTAAATTGTTCGAGAGCATATATATCAGATCCATTAATAGTTCTTTTTACTGCTGAATATACATCAGTAGTAGTTGCTGTGATAGATTCATAATTACCATTTGTATTCCATTGTAACCATCCAGCTATCTTTTCATTTCTTTGAGATAAGAATACTGCAATAGTACCATCATCATTGACTAAGAAATAAAACTGTTCAGTTCTATTTGGTACACTCGATAGCTTTGCTGAGTCAGTAGGATTGCTAATCAAATGACTAGATAACAATGATATACTATGTGATGTGTATTCTTCTGCTGATTCACTATACAAATATTCTCTAACAGTTCTACCATTATTTTGAACAAATACAGTAGCATTATCAAACTGTCTAGGCTTTGCTTGTAACTGCGAACCAAATGTAGATTGATTAACTATACGAATATCTGTTGGTGTTACTGGTTGTGATACTGGTGGTCTAAGATAAAACTCCCCAGTACTTGTTAGTATCTGTAAGTTCTTACCAGATACTAGATGTCTTATCTCGTTGATTTGATCTGATGCAATTTGTATCTGTATTGATTCATCATCTTCTGCTTCACCAACATCGAAGTTAAAAAACTGCCCTATCTTACTGCCTTGTATTCCATCTGGAAATGCAGGTACTCCAGCAAAATATAATCTTTGTTCATGAAAACATACTGTTTGTGGGTAGCCATTAACAGCACCAATAATTTGTTCATCCCATGTTTTGGTAGGTGGATGTCCCACAATCTTAACATTAACACCACCACCATCTACAGAGTTGTAAGCAATATCACTATTAGATGCAGTAAAGGTAAAATGGTTATCATCTGTTACTGTAATAGTAAACGTTCCATTAAGATGAGTATAATCCAAACCTTGTCCTTGATCATTAAATATATCTTCAGAACCACTGATAGTAATACTAGCACCAGTAGAGAATCCATGTTGTACCATAGTAACTTCTACAACACCAGAATCTTGTGTTGTTCTAAAAGGATCATCATCTAATGCAATCTCAACATTACCTCTTAATGTTCCAGTAACAACTGTACTGCTGGTATATCCAGTAATCTCTATCTCTGTTCCATGATATCTAATAATCTGTCCTACATAGTCTGATGTCCAATAAGCTGAAGATGTAGTGCAGGTTACACCAGTTGTACCTTTAGCTGTTGCGTCAATATCAAGTGTTATTCCATTATCAGCAAACTTGTAGTAAGGTTGGTAAGTTACTTCTCCATTTGTGCTTTCTTCAAAAGCAAATGCAGTAAGGGTAAATGTAGTAGCACCAGTACGTTTTAATATCTGTGGCATAAAATCTTTGTGTACTACAATCATAGTATCACCAGTCTGTGATAAATCTAAATCAAATAACTGAGATGTAGTCCAAGGACAACTGGTTATAGTTTGTAGTAGTGTGCCATTGGTAGAATAAAATTTAACTGCTGTGTTTTGAAATGCGACAATGTACTCTTGCCCTTGAGAGAATACAAATGATTCTAATCTTGATTGACCACCAAGGTTTGCTCGATAAGCAGATCCACATCTTCTTTCAACACCACCTTGGTTAATAGGGATAACGTTTCTAGCTTTCTTTAATCCAGCACCATAAGCTTGTAAGTCTGTCCTAGATACCATATTAGGATCTAACTCACCTCTTAGAAAACTGGACTGATGTATTCTTTGCAAAGCCATATGTTATCCTATGGAGATGTTGCAGTAATATCATTCAATGCTGATCTGTTCCTAACATTTCTAAATCTATCTACATTAGCACGTCTTGTTGTTTGTGCTTGTGAATCAATTGATTTGGCTTGTTGTAATTGTGCTACTGCTCTTTGTGCATACAGATTAGCCAGTTGATCATTTCTAGCTATAGCACCAGCAAACAAAGATGCTAGTTCGAAAACTAGCACCTTTGCGAAGTAAGGGGGAAAGATACTTTCACTTGGTTGGAAGGTATAATCAGCTATTACAGTATCACTGGTTCATGTGTTTGTAAATATATTTTGCTCATATCTATCATAATTAATTACACTATCTGATACAGTTACTGTGTGAAGTATTAATGCATCAGAAGGTAAAGCATATGAAGATTCATATCTTGCGTCTGGATTTGTTGTGTTTTTACTTAGTTGTACTTGTTTGGAAGCAAATCTCCATCTGCATTTTGTTAGCAGATCTTCTACTGTTGTTTCATATAATTGATTTGCGACTATAGATTCTGTGGTGTTTTGGCTAAAACTAGTAATGGTATTAGCACCAACTAATACCAAAGCTTGATTACATATATCAAATTTACTTAATGCCATAGTGTCCTCATGGTGAGGGGGGCGAACCCCCCTCTAGTTGGTTATGTACCGTTAGTAACTGTAACAGTTGCCGCACCAGTAGCTGATGTAACAACTAAAACGTCTACTGCAGGTGTGCCACCAGTTGATGTAACAGCATTGATAATGTCAAACTGTTTCAATTCATTGGTTGCGTTGTTGAAGTAGCCAGATGCTATAACAGCCGCAATTGCGTCTGCTGAATCATAGTAGAAGATTCCATTAGCACCACCAGCAACTTTCTTTAAATTACTTGCAGAATAAGCCATTTGTTATCTCCTTTACTCTGTGATTTGTACTTTAATAGCACCGTTGTTATCAATCATAACTGCACCCATGGACATATATGATGTAACAAGGTTACTTACTTTTTCTGGGATGTAGTTAATTTCTGTTCTAATATCTGTACCCATGCCAAGTCCTACAGATGTTCTGTGGAACGCATGACATTCACGAGTTGTTGAAGATATTGATAGACCAGAATGTGTAAACCACATAAAGCCCAACCATCTTTTAGCTGTAAGACCACCAGCATATGGTAGATCAGCTTCACCTACGTATTCCATACGTGAGAACTGGTCAATTTGTAGAAGGTCTGCCCATCCTGCTGGAGATACAACGAAGTATCTTTGTCCATCATCAGGAACATCGCCTTCACCAAATGATTCATATACACTTAGTGCTTTTGCTAGTGTTAGTCCAGCAGATCCGTGAGCAATATTATTACTGTTTGTACCAGCATCTAGTACGTCAATAATAAGTTGGTCAGTTTTTCTACCTAGAGCGGCAGAAGCAGATGTTGCTAGAACTTGTCTTTCATCTATGTTTGTTTTCAATTCATCTAGTCTGTCGACATAGTCAGCAGCATAGAAGTCTGAAAGTGTAACGTCAACATTAGAATGGCTGATATCCATTGTTGGTACTTGTGCGTGTCTGCTTTTTGAAACTGCACTGCCTGTGCCAACTTTTTGGAAGCGAGCCTGATTCCCAGTAACGTTAGATTGCCTTACTGTATTACGCAGTTTTGAGCCCATGCGTTGGTAAGCCATGTGAACTTCGGCTTCAAACTGCTTAATAAAGGCATTACTAATTGTGGTAGCCATAATGCTCT